CGACCGTCGACTGCACCGCAAGGTTGCCCAACTCCTTGACGACCTTCACGACCGCACCAACGGTCACCGCACCCATCGCCACCTTCGCAATCTTGCCGACTGCGTCAAACTTCTTGCCTGTGGTATCGAGTCCCTTTTCGGCACCCTTCGTGTCTGCGGTTATTTTATATACTAGCTGGTCAATTATTCTCATCTTCTTGTATAGTCCATCGGCTTTATCACGATTTTATCACTCGGCTTTGTGGCAAACCCCCACTCTTCCTCGCTCAAAAAACCTGTGCAAACTTGTAGGTCGCCTAAGTCCATCTCGTAGAAAAACTCAAACTTCGACCTAACAAGCCCTTTCGACCTCAAGAGGAAATAAACTCGCTCAAAATATATGTCAGCTATTTCACGACCGTTGCTTTTTTTTTACCTTTCGTGGGCGGTATGTCTTTCTGCATAGAGAACACGATAAACTCCATCAACATCTCGTAATCACATGCCTGCTCCCACCAGCTACGTTTAAACTCATAGCCATTCGCAATCAGTATCGCCTCCACGACCTCGAAAGTCAGCTCAATCTGCTTGTCCAAATCTTCTTCATTGTCGTGTTGCACTATTAGCTGTGTCGCCATCAAGGGGACAATCCCTATTTCAAAGACAGTCCCCATTACGTCAATTTTTATTTTCGAGCGGTTTATTCCTATCTTCATTTAAGCACCATTCGCCAAGAAGAAGTTCAACAACCGATTGGCATTTACAGGATCGGGTTTCGCTGTGAAGCTGACCGTAATCTCATTCAGCCCATCTTCATTCAGCCCCTTGAAGTTCATGCTTCCCCCGCTGTCGACCGTTGCATTGTACAGCGTAAACTGCCAGTCAATATCGGTCGCTGGAGGGGTCGTGCCCGACGCATCCTCAACATAGTGGGTCAGCCTAATCGTCGCTCTTTTCAAAGTGAACCGCTCGGTGCCAACGTAATCCACATTCTCACCTGCATAAGCACCACCGCTCACCTTGTCAGCTTCAAGGAAGCCTGGGAATAAGCTAGCAATCACCTCTGGGTCAAAGTTCCAGATCGCACTCGGTGCAAAGTTCACAGTTGGGCGGTAAGCTTCGTCTACCAACCCCTCATAGTTCCCTGCGTCAATCTTCCGCTCCTCCCAGTTGTAGGTAAAAACCCCACCGCCTGCGAGTACACCAACATCTTTGAAATCCCCACCTTCGGGCTTAATCTCTAGTCTAAACCCATCGGGGAACAGTATTTTTTTCTCACCTGTTTGTCTAGGCATTGTAAATCCTCACATCAACAGGAGTGTTCCAAAGGTTCTCACCCTCAAATATGCTCCTGTGTATCGTACATTGTGAATAAACCTTTCTGCCTGCGTACTTCGCAACAGCTCGGTTTATCTCTCCATAGACCAAAGACGCCAACACATCAGCGTCGCTCTCGTTCGTCTGCCTGCAATTTACGGTGTAGGTCAGAACCTGCACATCATCGGGTGTAATCGGCGACACTCGGTAAATCTGTAACAACCTGCGTAAATGTTGAAGCTCCTCGGGTATCACCTGCTCGGTCACAATCGCACCATAACCGCCAATCGTATCCAACATCGCTACAATCGAGTTCTTCCTCAACGCTTCCACTAAATAGCTTGTCATCTTTCAGACCTCACTAGCCTGTTCATTGCTTCGGCATTCCATTTCTTCATCACCTGCTCGGCTGTCGCTCCGTCTAGCACCAGCTCTTTCGCTGGTCGCAAAAAGGGCTGGGCGGGCTGGTACATCGTGCCATATTCTTGATGCGTTGCGTGCTCAACGTTGCTCCCAACATACGCCTCCGCTTCCTTTAGCCCAGTCTGTTCCAGCGGTGGTGCTTTCTCACCTGCGTGTTTGTTAAGCTCAATCCCCGTCTGGTTCTTGGTCGCAACAGAAATCGAGTTCCGTAGCTGTCCCAAATCGACAGGGGCTAACAACTTGGCTTGGTTTGCGAGCCTTATCGCCATCTCTAGCACCATTTTCTCGCTTGCTCCTCGTATTGCTTGCTTAACTCTCTCTGTCACCTAGCACCCCTTTATCGTCACCTATTACTCCAAAACGGTCCCCTAAAATGTCAAATATCGGCAGTCCGCCTGCGTCTATGCTAGGCTTCTCTGTCCGTCTTAACCCGAAGGTGTACACACAATCTTGGAAAAGCACGTTATCGGGTCCGATTATTTCATAAAAGACACCGTTCATTTCTGCAATATCGCTCGCTTCAACAGGTCCATCATAAACTCCAACATAATCACTTTGGTCTATTATCTTATCCGAGACGAGTCCCTGCATAGAGCCAGACTGGAACACCCATGCTAAGATGTCTTCTCGCTTCTTGTAGCCTTTATCAGCCCTACCTGTGACAGGGTTGTAGCCACTATCGGAGAAGTACAACGTCAGTTCGGTCTGTTCCCAATCTCTAAATTGCTCTAGCATGGCACTCTTAACCTCGGATATCCCAAATCGTCTAATAATTCTTGTGGATAATTCCACTTCCTGTTTACGTCTAAAGAATAGCTAACGGACACAGGTCCCATCGACTTGCTCTGCACCTTGTCTCCTGCTACAACTGGCTTAGCATTGCCTGCTCGGTAGAACACCATGCGAGCAATCGCCTGCCATTGTGAGATGTTGACTAAGGGCACAATCTTGTCCACACCATAGTCTGCTTTGGCACTCAATCCATATCCTGCACTCCCAACACTTTTTACATAAGTGTCAGCTGGCAGTTCGAGAGCATACACAACCTGCCCTAAGTCTAATCGCTCGGTCGTCTTTAACAGGTCGCCATTAGCTCTAACATCTCCTGCAATCCACTTGTCCATTGGGTTGTTCAATATGCGTCTAACATCGGCACTAACAATCGGAATAAACATCTCTAGCTCGGCATCGTGGTCGGTCCCCACAATCCCTAACAGAGCCTTAACCTTTTCTAGCGACATTAAATTGAGCATACTCTCTCCAACTCGGCTTTCTTCATCGAGCTATAGCCAACGACGCCTTTCGCCTTAGCAATCTCTCGTAGCTCCTTGACGGTAAAGCTCACCTCTGGAGGTTTCACCACCGCTTTCGGCTCCACGACCTCGACCGCTATTCTATTAGCAATCCAGCGTCTCCCTGTGTCCGCATCGACCCCATATTCGGAGTCACGTCTATACGAAACCCCGAAATGGTAGGTCGTCTTTAGCATTCTTACAATCATTTTGTCATTACCGCAAAAGGATACCCTGCCCTGTTGGGGTTCAGTTGGTGGATAGGATTGGGCAATACCCACCCTAACCGCATTACGACCCTCAAGGCGACCATATCGTTCTGCATCAAGTTAGCGACAATGTTACCATAGTCGTCGGTCACCACGCCCTCGGTGAACAGCTTAAAGGTAATATCTTGGCGAATACTGTACTTGGCTTGCTTCATGTCGCCCACGATTAGGCTTGCAACAGTCTGGTCGAAACTAGCGTTCTTGGAATATTTAATCGGGTGACCATAAAGGGTATCGGGGTCGATCATCATTCCATCGCTAAACAATGGGAACCCTGCGGTACTGCGGAGGTTCCGCAACACAGCCTTGATGCCCACCTCGGCGATGAACCCTGTGGGGTCAAATCCCTGTGCCTCAATCTTGCCCATAAGGTTTGAAATATCAATCCCTAGGTCAACCCCTGTGCCCTGTGCGACAACGTTGTTCCTTGCCAAAGCGGTAGGGACAATCCCTGTTTCCCAAGAAGCAGGTCTCCCCTGTCCCCAAATAATAGCCTCATCAATCCGCTTGCCAAACGCTTCCACAATGCGTGGTCTTAGCTCCGCCCAAATGTCGTAATCGGCGTCTGCAAGAACATCTTCCGCAATCGGTAGAATAATCGCAATCGGCTCGGCGACAATCTTTTTCTTCGCCCACTTCGCATCACCTGTGGCTTTTAATCCAGGGACACTCTCGTCGGGCGTGTAAGTCCCGTCAGCGTCAGCTCCATAGGTTAGATCATCATAAACAACACCGCTGGTGAACTGTGCATCAACTAGGCTGTCAAGAACCGTCATCTCTGCTGTCCTGCTGGACATATCGGGGAGCCTTTGGAATTGGCTCAACGCTACGCTTTCCTCTGCAACACCGTCAATAATCTCTTTGAGAGTTTGAACTGGAATCAATGGGAGAGCATCTTTTTCTGAAATCATCTTAGACATAATTTACCTCATTCCTCGTAAAATCTTGTTCATATCGACTGTTTCGCCTGTAGCACCCTCTGGGGTTCTGCCCTTTAGCTTCGAGTCGACCTCTGCCTGCACCGCTTCTCTGAATGCGGTTTCAAACAGCTTTATCTTTTCGAGCGTATCCTCTGCGGTTTCGCCCAATAAAATCTTGGCAAAGCCGACTGGAAGTTTCCGCTTATTCAGCTCGTCTACAGCTTCGAGTTGCAACTCTCTAACTGTAAGCTCCCTGTCTTTCTTAGCCAATTCTTCGGCTCTCAACCTATCCTCTTCGGCTTTCTTCTCGTCTGCCGAGAGTTTAGCAAGCCTTTCCGCTTCCGTCTTGGCTTTCTCCAACTTGCCTGTCCATTCCTTCTCCCACTTGCTTTTAGCGGTGTTCAAGGCTTCCTGTACACGCTTGTCGGCTTCGCTTTGGAGTTTCTTATCAAGCTCCTCTTGGGTAAATGTAAGCACCTCTTGGTTCTGCTCTTCGACAGCCCCCTTAGTTTCTTTTTCACTCATAACATACGCTCCACTTCTTTAATGTCCTCAAGCCTATCTACAGCTTGGGTCCGTTCGACCTGTACAAAATGTACTGGATATTTCATAGAGAGGAACCGAGTAATCTCAATATCCTCCCAAACCTCGCCTTCCCCGAACCGTCTTAATTCCGCTCCGTTGAAAGCATATATCCCAATATGCTGATAAACCTCTCGGCTCATCGCTTGTTGGTCTGGTATTACTTTAACACAATTCTTGTTATTGTCAAGGTTGGCTATTCCTGTCACGACCTTATCGGGGTTCGCAATCTTCGCCTCTACAATCGCCCGAACGGTATCCTCGCTGATGAGCGGTTCATCGCCCTGAACATTTACATAGATATCCGCTTCGATACTCTCGGCGACCTCGACCAATCTATCGGTTCCACAGCTCGCCTCTCTCTGCGTCACAAAAACATCATAGCCTGCCCTCGTCACGACCTCGGCAATCGGAACATTCGGGGTCGCTACAATTTTCTCATAGCTCGGTAATGCATCTAACACCCTAAGCACCATCTCCCGACCTGCTATTTTATACAGCGGTTTATTCGGAAACCTCGTGCTTTCTAATCTAGCGGGTACGACAACTAACACTCTCATCTATAATCCCCTTCAACACGCTATCGAAAATCAGCCTGTTATCTCGCCTTTGTAGCACCTTCAAAAAGTGCAACTGAGCCTCGGCATCGTGCCACCGCTCGTTCACCTTATCCGCCCTCTCTCCCTCCCGAATGTCACCATATCCCTTGTAGACCCCCGAGCGGTAGAAGTCGAAACCTAGAACATGCAAGCTCTTCAACTGGCTCTGCAAAAGGTGAGCAATCGCACTCACGCCTGTGTTCGGTGCAAGCCTGCCGACCTCTTTACGAACCTTGAAGAAAAACTCATGGTCCATCGCTGTCCATTTACGACCCTGCAAGAACGGTCCCACCGCCCTAATTCTACTGCTCCTCGACTCATGCCTTGAAACAACCCATTCACAATCCCAACTCTCGACCTCCTCCTGCGTCACCGTCAGCTTGCCATCGGCGTTGTGGTTTCTCCTCGACAGAATATGATACAACACCGTTGTCCTAGAGCCATAATCCTCGGGCAACGCAATCGGCAAAGCGTGGTTGACTCTAACAATTACATCAAAGCTGTCGATATATTCCCCTAACCCCTGCCCGACCATATAGCCTGCTGGACCCACGATTACCACATTCTTCCCGACAAGCTCGTCTAAATATTCAGACTCGCCCCACATTCCGAAAGGCAAACCCTTCCGCATTTGGCGTTCTGCTAATGTCCCGATGATTTCAGCCATGTCATCAGCTCCTCAAATTGGTCAAAAGTTATGCTCTGTGCCGAGTCGGTCAAAGCCATCTCGGGGTTGTCGTGGACCTCTATTAGAAGCCCATCAGCCCCTGCACTCATCGCCCCCTTAGCCACAGGCACGACCAAATCCCTCCGCCCTACTGCGTGAGAGGGGTCAGCAATTATCGGAAGGTCGCACAACTGCTTCACCGCTGGAATACACGACAAATCAAAGGTGTTCCTCGTGTAATTCTCAAAGGTCCTTATCCCTCGTTCGCAAAGAATGACATTCTCGTTGCCTTCGCAAATGATATAATCGGCGTACATCACGAACTCATCAATCGTCGTCGCCATTCCCCTTTTCAGAATTACAGGCTTATCCTGTCTGCCGAACTCTCGGAGCAGCTCACTTGCGGTCTGGTTCCTCGTGCCAATCTGGAATATGTCCACATAATCGTAAAGGGCCTCTATCTGCTTAGGGCTCATCGCTTCCGACACAAAGGGTAGTCCCGTAACCCTCTTGGCTTCCACCACGAACTCTAAACCCTCCACCCCTAGTCCGTTGAACCTGTGGGGGCTGGAACGGGGCTTGAATATACCACCCCGAAGGTGG